CAATCTATGCCCCCTGTACAATGAAGGTAGTGCAATATGCAAGTGGTTATGCTGCTGGTAATCGTGTAACTTTTCAATCGGTAGATAAAGTACATCTGCCTAATGGAGCATTGGATTATTTAACTATTGGTTTCGCTCACGATTATAATCCGCCGATTACAACCGTAGGTGCTGAAGTAACTCAGGGACAGATATGTTATCATACAGGTGCTTATGGTCAGGCAACTGGCGACCACGTACACACTTGTGCAGGTCAAGGTACATATATCGGCTATACTCTTCGTGAAACAGGACACTGGGATTTAGCAAATCGCATTCATTACTGGGATGCCGTCTATGTAAACGATACTGATATCATTAGAGGTTTTAGCCATAACTGGCGTGAATGGGAAGGGGGAGTTGAACCTACGCCAACTAAATTATCAGGTAAAAAACGCAAATTTCCTTTTGTAGTTGCGTGGAATCACTGGGGCTATAAACATTAACGAAAAAGGTGTTATACTATAATTATGAGTGACGAAGAATTAAGCAAAGTAATGGATTCAATGCAAGAGAAGCTGGGCAAAGAAAACTCGGCGTTGATTGCAGACGATCTAGGTGTTTTGATTTCAGGTAACGCTGAAGCTCAAAAATCCTTGAAAGACAAGGATAGCGAAATTGCACGCCTGACGGCACACAACGAGAAACTTATTCTCGCAAACGGCAATCTGCTTAAACAGATACCAGTGGAGCATAGCGAACCGAAAGCATACGAAGAGGAAAGGAAAGCGCAACCTATAAATCTTGCGGATGCCTTCGACTCTCATGGTAGATTTATTAAATAAAGGAGATATACTACAATGAATCCTTCACAGGGTCTTGTTACTGCTCTTAACAAAATGCGTGAAATGAGCGTAGATAGCGGTAACATCTATCATCAATATTTCCCGATTGTCGATGCCAACACCACGATTGGTGACTTCGGCGCACCGATGTTCGGTTCTAATTATCAGGCAGTTCAGGAAAGCTTCTTCGGTCTCTTGAAACAGATCGCTTACGTTGCTACTCAGACTCGTATCTTTAATAACCCACTTGCACAGCTCGAAGGTGATAACATTCCTCTCGGTTGGGCTGGTGAGGAAACTTACATTAATCCAGTTAAGGGACGTCAGTTTGACGTAAATGACTTTGCAGGTATTTTGCAGAAGTACGAAGCTGATGTTAAGGTTCAGTATCTTACCGTCAACATGGATTTGCAGTATCCTGTAACCATTACTCGTGATAAGATTCGTCAAGCTTTCAACTCTTGGGCTGACCTTGAGAACTTCATTAACGGTATTGTGAACGCTCTCTACAACGGTGCTTACATCGGTATGTTCCAGTACACGAAGGCTCTCGTTACTGGTGCTTATGCTGCTAACAAAGCTGCTATTAAGACCTTTACCCTTCCAACTGATGAAGCTACTGGTAAAGCATTTGTTAAGGAACTTCGCAAACTTCATACCCTCTTCCAGCTTCCATCCAGCTCTTACAATGCTTGGGCAAAGGTTGGCGGTGCTGGCAAGCCAGTTACGACTTGGTGCGCCCCTGAAGATATCATGCTCATGATTCGTGCTGATATCTTGGCTGTTATCGATGTCGATGTCTTGGCTGCTGCCTTCAACATGGATAAGGCTGACTTCATTGGTCGTGTCATTACCGTTGATAACTTCGATGTTCGTGATGACGAAGGTAACTTGATTACTGACGGTTCGGCTATTCTTGGTATTATCTGCGACCGCAACTGGTTCAAGATTAAGACTCAGGATATGGCTCTTGATATGTGGTTTAATCCAAATAACCGCAGCTGGCAGTATTACCTCAACACCGTTAAGATGTACAACTACTCGCTCTTCGCTGATGGTGTCATCTTGGCAACGGCTGTTCCTGATGTTCCTGCTACGAAGGTTGAAGCTGACCCTGATACGATTTCTATCAAGGCTGGTGAAAAAGCTTTCTCGGCTATCACCCTTACCCCAATCAACTCCACTGCAACTTTGAGTGTTGCTTCTAGCGCAACCTCTTATGCAACGGCTAAGGTTGTCGGTAGCTCCGTTGAGATTACTGGCGTTGCTCAAGGTAGTGCAACTATTACCGTTACTGCCACCGATCAGGATGGTACGACCACCCATACTGATACGATTAGCGTTACGGTTGCTGCTGCCTAATACTAATTGCCAAATAAAACCCCTTGTGCTAAACAGGGGGTTTTTGTTGTATAATAAAATTATGATAGCTCCAAATACAGACTTAGTTCTACTTCAATGTCCTATTGAAATAGACGAGGTAAATCAGCTAACTTTCTCAAACGCAACGGCTCAATACAATTATTTTAACGGTCTCAATAAATTAGACGTAAGTAATTTTACATATCAACGTAAAGATGGAAAGATTCGTTTTCCAGCTTGCGTAGATGATTTGTATAGCTATAACTACTGTATGTATCGCAACAGTTCGTACTCGAACAAATGGTTCTACGCTTTTATTACGGATATCGAATATCTTAATGACAATACGTCTTTAATTACTATCAAAACTGATGTGTGGCAAACATGGCAATTTGACCTTACGTTCAAGCAATCATACGTTTCTCGTGAACATACTAATAATGATGCCTTTGGTGCAAACGTGCTTGATGAAGGTATCAATGTTGGCGAGTATATTTGCAACGCATCGAGTGATTTATCTTATATGCCAAATAATCAGGATTATTGGATTGCTGTACAGATTACAGATTTTGTAGAAACTTTCCAATTGCCTGATTCACGTGTATATAATGGCTTGCCACAAGGTACTTGGATTGTATTGCTTGACCCTGCTGACCCTGCCAACTTTAACAGATTCGTTGCAGCCTATGACGATCAAGGTAAGGCAGATGCCATTGTAGCAATGTATGTAATGCCTAAATCTTTTGCACCTCAGGAAACATTAAATGGCTTATCTACTAATAAGGATGGATACGATTACAACTTTGATTATTGGATTATGCCTACTAGCGTTGGTGCTGTTTCACTTGGTTCATGGGAATGGGATAGGCAGACTACGCTTAATGGCTATACTCCGAAAAATAAGAAATTACTTTGTTACCCTTATAACTATTTGATGGTTTCTAATAACGCTGGTGACGATAACGTTTACCATTGGGAAGATTTTTCATCGAGTGCAGCATGGTTTGACCTAAAGGGCATCAATTCACAAGGATGCCAAATTCGTGCAATTCCTCGTACTTACAAAGGTACTAACTCAACAACTGGTTACGTTTATTCTTGCATTGCACCAGAACTTCCAACTATATCATGGAATTCTGATTACTATCTTAACTGGCGTGCGCAGAATGGCTTAGGTTCAATAGAAAAAACTACGAGCAAATATTATAGCGATTACTGGGAAAGCAAAGGTCATACTGTTACCGATGAAGAAGTAGCAGCTGTTGGTGGCGGTGAAGGATTTGTTAACGCAACTCTTGGTGCTGCTGGTAGGCTTATCAGTGGTATATTTGAAGAGTTAAAGGGCGGTTATTCAGCTTCTATTACTCCAGACCAGACAAGAGGCTCGCAATCGAATGATTTGACCTTCTCTATTGGTCGCAACTGTTTCACTGGTTACAAAATGAGTATTAAAGCTGAGGTAGCACGTGCTATCGATGATTACTTCTCGATGTTTGGATACCGTACTGACAGGATGAAATTACCGAATATTACTGGTCGTGCTAACTGGAATTACGTGAAGACTCTTGGTTGCAACGTAATTGCAGATATTCCACAGAAAGATTTACAGGAAATCAAAGGGATGTTTAACAGTGGCGTAACGCTCTGGCATAACCCTGCAACGTTCCTAGATTACTCGCAAAATAATAATATAGTATAGAAAGGAGAATATGGGCAAGCCGAAGAAGCGAACTGCACTTGAAGATGCGATGCTTTTGAATAATGCAACGTATTTCGACTACCTTGATCGCGTTAAGAAAATTGCTCTCTCGATTTTCGAGTGGGTCAATTTGCCTGAATCGATGGATTCAAGATACCTCGAACGCTGTTTGTATTACACAGGTGCTGCTGCGATGTTGCACGATGAAACCTATGGTTTTATTAACACCAAAGCCACTTGTAGTAATAACCTAAACATCTATGGTCTTCCAACAGAAATCACAGCTTTTTCATACTCATATCGTGATGTACGGCGTGTATATAACGGTTTGACTGATGCTAATGCTGATATTAACAGTGAAGCTGTTTTGGTCTTGAACACTTGGGATATGCTGCCAACAGCACCAAGTATCGAGCTATTTTGTATGCGCTTAGCTGAAGCTCAACGTATTATCGATATCAACATTAAAGCACAGGCTACACCTTATGTAGTCATGACGGATGAAAACGAACGTCTATCCATGATCAACGCATTCCAGCAGGTAGATAAAAACTCTGTTGTAATCTTTGGTAAGCGTGGCGTGTTTGATTCTGATTCGATTAAAATTTTAAATACGAATGCACCGTATATCGCAGACAAAGTACAAGGTTATAAACGAGATATTTGGAATGAGATGCTCTCGTATCTTGGCGTAGATAACATCGAAGAAAAAGCCGAACGTTTGGTAGCAAGCGAGGTCGGCGGAAACAATGAACTCGTGAACCTCAACTTGCAATCCTTCTATGCTACTCGCAAACTAGCTGCTAAGCAATTCAATGAGAAATACGGTCTCACTGGCGATAACGCTATCGATGTGAAACTTCGTTCGGATATTGGCAACCTCATTAAGCGTGTTGAATCAACGGTGGTTGATGATTACTTTGGTGAGCAGCAAATTAAAGACGTAATTGCTAACGATATTACAGGAGAATCAAATGGCGAAGTATAGTATTGAACTCCGTAAGATTTGCGAAACTCTTGGCGAAGATGAAGTTCGCTCTTGGTTCATGGATTATGACCTAACGAACTATCTAAGTGCTGAAGAAATCGCAGTCATTGAGAATCGTGGCACTTGGAATAAACAGAGACTAGCTCAGAAGATTATTGACCATTATTATATGGACGAAATCGGTGTAGAAACCGTAGCTCTATTTAAGCGTAGAGTTAAGGTTGCGATGCAAGAAATCATGGAAGAGAAACTTCCGTTGATTTATTCTGCTGCAATTGCTTACGATCCACTCGTAAACGTAGATTACACTGAAACTTACAGTGGTACTACTTCAATGGAAAGTGAAAGCTCAGGCAGTGCAGCGAGCAGCTCTTCAGGCTTAACGGTTTCATCTGATACGCCACAAGGTCAGATTAGTAAATCTGATATCTTGAACGGTGCTTATGCATCTTCAACTAGTGCTGACGAAATCGAAGATGAATCCAGCTCAAGCTCAACTGGCTCTAATAACGGCACGAATGACTATACCAAGCGTGTGCGTGGTAATAGTGGTATTTCTGCTACAGCTCAGAAAATGGTACAGCAGTATCGAGATAATATCATCATGATTGATCGTGATATTATTAACGA